GTGTATACTCTTGTCCTCTACTAAAATCAATCTCAATGCTTGTTTGTGTGTGAATGTCCATATTGCTATTATTTATTTGTTATACTACTAATATACCACAAATAATTGACATAAAAAAACTTTGGCTAAAGTATTTTTCTAAGTATTTTTAATTTAAACATATCGCTTTTAGAGAGATTACCTTGCCACATGTTTCTGTCATCTAGCTTTTCCCAATAATTATATAAAAAACGTCTAGTGAATAAAATATCCCAATTGTCGATAGAAAATTGTTTAACATTGCCACCGTTAGGTAATCTGAACTCAAAAGAAAATAAAGCCCTTGTTTCAAAATTATGTACAACTTCAAAAAATGTAAATCCCCAACATCCGTCTCCATCATGTAAAAAGATATCTAATAAATTGATCTTAACATTCCACTTACGTGTTCGCCATGCTATTTTTTGCAGTAGTCCCATTATTTTTCTAATTTATATAAGTCTCTTAATAATATAGAATATGCTTCTTCGCATGATTCTTTATGAAACACGTCAGTAAAGTCTTTCATATTGTCATATTTAGCCCATAAGTGTTGACCAAATCTTTGATCCTCTTTATTTCTACCATTACCAATATCAATTGACCACGCAATGTATTCAGTATTAAGTTTGGAATAATCTAGTATCATATATGTTATACGAAAAACCAGCTAAATGTTTCTTTAATTATTGTAACTGTTACTTCGTGGTAAATAAGCCATTTAATCCAAACCAGCGGCCAGAATAAAAGATCTATAAATGCCCAAAAAAGACTTCCATGAATATGATGTCCTATTAATGCAGTTGGTACTGCAAATAGTATAGTTGGTATTGAAAAGTTAAAGTTCCACTTTGTGTTTTTAGTTTGTATTTTCATTGTTTTTGTTTTTACAATTACATTTACCTTCTTTATCCCATTTACCACAACATATACCATCAACTGAATTTGGCACGGGAGCACTTTGATTCCACATTTCATCCCAGAATATCATTTTATTGTCCATTTTCTACTAAATATGTTAATTCACATTCCGGATCATCTATTGTGTGGACGATGTTAGGTTTATTAGAACCATTGGATTCTAAGATGTTACAGGCTCTGCTATATGCACTTGCGAGTATACAACCATTGATCCCAGAACTAAGATCACCAGGAACATCTAAGATGCTCTCAATATGTTTGTAAATAAAATCACGTTCTTCTTTAGATGTGTTATTCGTACTCATCAAAATCTTTTAAATTAGACATTTTTTTATGATCGATATTTCTTTCTTGATCACGTTGTTTTTTTCTTTTAAAATTCAAATTACGTTTTCTATCCTCAGGATTGAAATCTGTCTCACGCGAATTGCTGCGTTTTTTCATTAGTATACTATTTAATCGATATTCTCGGTTGTACTAGTTTCACAGTAAATATCCGGTGGAGATCCGGTCCATGCTGGATCTGTAAAATATGGATTAGGTCCGTGCCTGTACATTGGAATCTGTGAAGATTCGTTTTGTAACAAAATCACTGCTTCTTCCGCTGTGATATGCTTCTGATCTAATAATCTCTGTACAATACTTGCTTTTGTCATGTGTATTAATTGTCTAATTGATAATCAGCCGGTGGTAATTCATTTAATAAACTACCCGGAACTGTGTTTGGATTAGTTAGTTTCTCAAATTTAAAATTAGGTTTAATAAATTCGTTTAAAGCCTTTCCTTGAGATTTTGCCCCTTCAAAAGAATAAAAGTCTTCTAATGGCACATCTTCATAAACATATGTAGCATGATTAAAATGTACTGTTAAGTCTTTGGTTGTAAAATTATATGATGCATGTGTGATTGTAGATGAATCATAATATGAAGTAGTCGATGTTCTCATTTATTTTGTTTAGTAATTATACCACAATAAGTATAAAAAGTTTCAAAATTTAGAATTTATCCTCTATTCAGTATATCTAACGCATTACTAGAAGGTAATTCTTTTACTTTAATTCCAGTATCTTGTAATGCTCTACGAAGATCAGTAATTGCTTTAGTAATTTTGCCGCTGTCTCCAGAGCCACCAGCGCCAGCACCTTGCCTTATAGCTCCTAAGAAATCTCCAGGCATACTAGCCAATTGAGTTAACATACCTTCTTGTCCTGAACTTGCTTCACCGACAGAAGTTTGGAATTCCATTAAAATATCTGCCAATCTTTCCATTGCATCTTCTAAAGATTCTCCCATTTTTTCTAATATATCAGATGCTGAACCTCCATTTGCTAATACTCCAAGAGCTTCAAACATTTTTCTAGATTCAACTAATTTAGACATATCTAGATTATTAATAGCTTCTGTTATACCAGGCATACTACTGGAAGCCTTTCCTGTATTTTCACCTATTGCCTCCCATAGTTCTGTTTGTGCTTCATATCCCGCGATTGGTCTAAGTCTACTAACATCACCTATAAATAGTCCTTTATATTTTACTAATTTATCTTCATCTAGTGAATTTATAGCTGTTGCTATTTTACCACTTGCAGTACCGACTTTTTCATAAGCACTTCCAACTGCAGTAAATAAGTTGTTTCTTGTAGTTAATGTTGCGTCTTCAACGCCTGCCATAGATCCACCATATACTGAAGAAAACGATTCTAATTGTTCAGCCTCTACTGAATTAATGGAACCGACTATTAATGGAATAGCAATCGCCATTCTAAGATATGAAGTCTGTAACGAGTTCATAAATTTAGTTTTAGATTCAAATAATTTAGCGGGTGATTCACCTCCAAATATACTTGCAAATGCTTTTGCTTTGTCTATTGTAAATTTAGCAATAGAATCTACTATTGATGGTATAGCTTTTCCTAGCTTTTCATATACGTTACCTAAAACTCTAATGAAACCTGTTTTAGCCTCAATAACACTTACATCATCTTCTTCGCCAGCTGTGATTGCTTGTATCATTGCACCGACTTTTTCTTTAATTTCAGTAGGATTCGTAACACCTTTAACAATTTCCTGAACGTCTTTAACAGAATCAGCTAAACTAGAATAAGGTGAAGATAACATTTCTGTAATCATAATACCTCTTTCGAAATCAGATTTACTAAACCAGCCGCCTCCTTTTCCAGCATCTGATTTACCAATCTCTTCAAATACACCAGATAATGCTAATACAAGAGCTTTAGTGTTTGTTTTTAAATTACCACTTAATTTTTGTATATTACCAATAGCTTCGTATTTAGTTGGGTTTCCATCTTTATCAAATGCCGTAGGAAATTTAAGATTTGCCATGGCTTGAACACCTTTAGCTAAATTAGCAAGAGGCTCACCCATTTTTTTAACTACGGCTATACCTTTTTCATATGGGTTTTTACTAAACCATCCACCACCTTTTGCAGCTTCTGCACCGCCGACTTCTGCAAATGCTCCACTAAGACCAATAACGATCTCTTTAGTATTAGCAACTAAATTTGGAATAGCTTTTGTTAAATTAATAGTTTCATATCCCGTTGGATTTCCATCTTTATCATATCCTGTAGGAAATTTAAGATCTGCCATGGCTTGAACGCCTCTAGCAATACCTTTAAGTGCTCTACCCATTCCGCCGACTGCAGAAATACCTTGTGCTACAACTGATGTACCTTCTCCGCCACTTCCTCTTAGTGCAGCCATGAATCCACCGCCTCCACCTCCATACTTTTCACCGACGTTAGCAAATACTTCTGCTAATCCAGAAACAATAAAATTCATATTTGTTTTAAGACTAGGTAAATCAGCATCACCAATAATCATTTTAAATACTCTAAGACCTGTTGCAATTCCTATTAATGCAGTTGAAGCTAAAATTAAAGTGGGTGCTCCAGCTAAAATTCCCATTATTTGTAATGGACCGAGTGACATACCCGTTGCAATTGCATCCATCGCGACTTCAAAATTTGTTTTCTTTCTACCAGCACCGAATCCTAAGAAACCTTCACTAACTTGTCCAGAATAATTAAAGGCTTTATTACCTGTTTCATTAATTGAACCAAGGGATGAAAAATCTAAGAAAGAAAGTAGTTTTAATGCACCTGCTAATATAACAGTTGCGCCTCCTGCTAGAATCATCGCGACTGAACCTAATATAATCAAAGGTGATGCGAGACCTGCAGCTGCAAATCCAGCGGCTAACCCACCGATTATGATTGCAATCATGCCAGCTTGTGGCAGTGTCATTTTACTAACAACTGGTCCTATTACAGCTAAACCTAAGCTAATTACTAATAAAGAAAGCCCAACTAACGCCAATGCACCTGCTCCTAGTGCGATGGCCATGGGAACTGGACCTGCACCGGCAATACCAAATACAAGAGCTAATCCTCCAACCATTGCCAATATACCAAGTCCTGTGTCAAAATCTGGAACAGCATCTTTAATAAAATCTAGACCAAATGAAAGTACTATTAATGAAATACCTACAACGATCATAGCTAAAGCACCCTTAGCGATACTCTCAGCTGCTTGTCCAGCTATGGCAAAAATAAGTCCAATTGCAATAATTACACCCAATGATGGTAACGCATTCATTAGATCCATAGAATCACCAGTGCCAGCACCGCCTCCTAATTCTCCTAATACATATTTAATAAATAAAAGTGATAACCCTAAGACTATTATTGAACCTGCGGCATACATAAGCGCTCTAGCTCCTTTTTCTATTTGATTTGAAAACAGACCTACTATAAAAAATGTTAATGCTGTTGCTCCAACGACCGCTAAAACTTTCATTAAAGGTTCAAATCCAACTGCTTCTAAAATAAATCCAGACAATGCTAAAAATACCACTAGACCTAATATACCTAAACCTGCAGATATTAAATTTTGTCCAACTTCTTCTAGTGTTTCTGCAATATCCATTGTTTGTAACAATTTAAATATTCCACCTACTGCTAATATTATTACAGCAGCTGTAAGCGCCCCTTTAATTGCAGGAACTGCTATTAGTCCAATTAATGCTAGTGAACCAGCTAATACTAAAAGATTAATACCTACTTCACCTAAATCATTTAACGATTTTAGTGTTTTCTTATCTAATGATTTAGCAGCCCACATTAATGTTTTAGTAATAATAAATATTAAGGGTGCCCATATTGGAATAGTTGCGGCAGCTACCATAAGAAATGGTATTGCTAATATAATATAACCTGCAAATGATAAAATAGCCTTACCGACTTGGCCTAATTTAACTAATCCACCAACTATGGCGTCCATTTTTTTGCCTAATTCTTTACCACCAGGTGCATTATTTAATGCATCAATAATAAAACCTAAACCTAAACCTATTGGCTTTAGTGCAGGTGTAACTATTCTAAGTGCTAATGCTTCTTTAAGATTTGTGGTACCTCCGATACCACCTTTCATGTTTTCAATAGCGGTTACTAAGTGATCTAATTTTTCATAGAGATCACCGCCCACAGTAACCGAAGCGGCAGTTGTTGCAGTATTAGCTGCTACTGACTTCATCGATTCTTGATCGTTACCTAGTCTATCAAAGGCGCTTTGTAAAAACTTTGGAAATTGCAAATGTATATTAAGTATTTTTTAAATATATAGAAACACCACTTGCGTGGTGTTTCCTACTACTGTATTATATATCTTTAATATTTCGGCATCTTCATAGAAGGTGCTTTCATTGATGGGATCTTGGGCATCGTGGGCGCTTTATACTTAGAACTCATTGTGTTCTGTTGTTCATTCGCCTGTTCTTGTTGATCCTCGTTTTGCTTATTCTTAGTTTTAATATACTCTTGGAGATTCTGAACATAATACCAATATTCATAGTAATACATTTCTTCAATCTCCGAGGGCTGCATTCTAAGATGTATACCCAGGTAGAACTTAGTCTTAAAGTAATTCTCCAGCGAGATCTGAAATAATGAAAAGACTTTTGATGCCACCTGGGAAATCAAGAGGGGCTTTTGCAATCTCCCCGTCGAATTCCATTTCAAGTGTTGTTTCAACTCCTATTTTCATTTTTTCTGCTAGCCTATAAATTACCATAAACTTCTTTTCGTTCCATGATTTGTAATCAACTTCTAGGTTAAAAATACCTGGAAGGTTTAATTTTCTCCAGTCATCTGCGATGTATGGTAAAACTTGTACAAATGCTTTATCTAATTCAATATCCTTTTCTTGTCTATCTCTTAAATATGAAGTTACTTCTTCCATAACACCAATTGTGGGTGGCTTCATTCTAACTACACCAGCTGATTTTGTCTTGATGATATATGTTCTTTCTTTAGAACTATAGTATGCTTCTATTTCGCTAGGGACTACAGATGGGACTAAGTTTGCAACAGAAAGATCAATGTCTACATGTTTTTTTGTTTTTTCGGTTTTACCTTTTAAAATAATTTTATTTTCAGGTTCCGGAAATGATAAATCTCTAATACTTAATAGAATAATAATTCTATCTTCTTCTAAAAGATCTTTATATGATAATCTTTGATTATCGTATATCAACTGAGTACATGATTCTACAATATGATTTAACTTATCTTCCATATCGATATAGTTATTTTCGTCCATTGTTGAAAAATGTCTAATTTCTTTAGCCTTAGCAGATCTAATCTGAATTAATAGATTTTCAGGATAAAATTTACCAGTCGACGGAAGCGTTGACTTATCTAGAACATGCCACCCTAAAGTAGCATCTGCAGATTTTTCAGGTCTTGCTTGACCAAAATTATCCATTTTTACCTTGCCTAATCCAGTTGAAGAAATTTCTTCAAGCATTGCATCGGCTCCGGTATCTTGTGGAGAATCTTGAGTTCTTTGATTGATTTGATCCTTAGCATCTAAAGCTTTCATAGCATCGCTATCTTTCTTTTTGTTATTATCGCTCATATTACTTTTTATTTAAGTTTTTGACAGTTTGTTTAATAAATGATTTTTGTTCTATATGTTGTTTGCTCAGTTCCGCTTGAATCAACTGTCTAATCCATGCGCTCACTGATACTGGTCTCTGTTCGGTTTCTAGCGCTTCATTTAGAATGACGCGATTAACCCGAGACACCTCATCTTCTGTTAGGAGGACTTGGAGTTTTTTTGTTAATTTATGATTTGTCATAATATTTTGATTATGTTAATAATATATTATATTTATCTTACAAAAAATAAGAAGATGTCGAAACACCTTCTTATTTTAAATTTAATTGTAATTAGTTTATTTCTTCTGCCCAAACATCAGCTCTCCATTGAACTTCTAATTCTGCAGCATCAGGTGTTGAATAATCTAATGTACCAGTCATTGGTAAACCAGATATGATGAAACAATCATCAAGTGTAATCTTTCTATAGATGTCACCTTCTCTGTTGAATTGTACAATTACCATAGTACCGACATAGTTCTTTTTAAGACCCATTTCGCCAGTTTCTGGATTGTATTGTGATCTATACCATTGTCTTAGTGTTTTATACAAGTAAGCTTGGTTAGAATCATTTAAGTTTAATGTAAATGCAACAGTAATATCTAATGCTGTTTGATCTGTCATTCCTGCGTAAGATCTAGTAGCAAATTTATATTTTTGTTCAATTGCTGCAACATCTTTATGCATAGCATCTAAACCTGATATAGATTTAACATGTTGTAATAACAATTCCTGTCCGGAAACTCCGTCTGGTGGTAATATTGTCACCTCAAACAGGTTAGCCTGTACTGGTTCAAAATTTTTGCCTTTTTTGGACGTTTGGTCCTCTGAATAATGTGGTAAAGCCATATCTTTAATTTCTTATTTTATTTATATATCTAATTTTGTTATGCAAAGTTTCCAGTTGCGATTTCTCCTGTGTTCAGGATAGTTACTCTTGATACTAAGATTTCAAGTCCTTTAACTGGCTCAACAAATGTATCTAAAATACCCATATTATTATCGATCACTTCGTTAGTGTTATTTGTTCCGTCCATAATGTTTCTATAGTCGTATACACCTCCGTCTTTTTTAACTGATTCCATAAATGAATCTGCTAAAGTTTTAATCTCTAATCTTGTTTGAGCATTGTTAAATTCAAATAAATAGTTTTTCAAGATTTCTGCTAAACCGTCTTCAATGTAGATCATCGCTTCTCTCACGTGAGCTGAAGACAATGCTGATTGAATACCTTGTTGTGCAGTCTTATTACCTTTGATAGTTAAACCAACGCCTCTTTCGAAGACGATTGGGTTATATCCGAATGGCTCTAAGAAATCTCTATCTGCTTTATCGAATGCAAATTCTAGACCTTGTACACCTGTTCCACCTACAACACCTCTTCTTGGTCCTGCGATGATAGACCATGGTAATGCGTCTAAATATTTATCGATATAGTTGTTAGAAACGTATGCAGCTGGTGGAATTACCTTAACTCTTCCGTTTTCTAATACATTTAAACCAGGACCATAATAGAATCCGAAGTTTGCACCTTCATTGATGCTTGGTAATGTATAAATTGAGTCTGGGTTAAGATCTAAATTACCTCCAGTTGAAACTAATCTTGCTTGGAATACACCTAAGCTATCTTTAAAAGAAGGATTAGTAGCAGCTTTAAATTCTTTCACCATTGGTGCATTAAGAATTGCAGATGCGTTTTGTCTTTCTTTACAAAGTTGAGATAATTGTTCTTTATTAAGAATTGTACCTCCAAGTCCTTCTGAACCGAATGTATCAATTACATATCTAAACGTAATCGCGTCTTTGTCAACTAATGTATTTGCTAAACCTGTTCCTGGAATCATTACATCTAATAATTCTTTAATTGATTTCTCAGTTTGAGTTGCACCAACTAATGGGAACATAGTATATGTTGATGTAGAATCTTCATATCTCTTAAGAGCATATTTAGGTCTTACAACATTGTGTCTAGAAACACTGAATCTATATAATGTGTTAGCTCCTTCTGTTTCTTTTTTAATTCTTGTAATTCTTGCAGCTTTAATTGCAGTACCGTCATCTTTATCAGCTTGTATATACATGCCTACTTTGATTGTTGTCCAATCAAATACGTTAGATGTTGTTGCTACTGTAATTGTAAATTCTCCAGCTGAAGTGTTATCATAAGCATATGCTCCTCCACCTGCTGGGAATAATACTGCTCTGTCATTTTCACCTATATCGAATTGAGCAAGGTTTGGAGTTGGAACGTGAGCAAACGGTAAAATCTGTGTTAAATTACCAGTATACTCAGTTGGATCAAATCCTATTGAACCTGCTGGAGAGATTACTGTTTTTGCAACACCGTCATAATCAACGTTTTCAGCAATACCGCCTAGTGCAACTTCTACGAATTCGCCGCTATTGACACTTTTTAAGAATTTTCCTCCACCGGCTAGTCCGTTTGCTGCACTTAAGCTAGCTATATCGATAACTATTTTTCCGTTTTCATCAACAGAAACAGCAACTGAACTACCAATTTGAGTTGCAGTTTGTCCTGCAGTTGAATATTCTTCGTATGAAGAACTTGGTGTTCCTGATAAAGTATATGTTGTATTAGCACCGTCGTAATCTATATCTGTAACTTGTACATATTCTCCAGAAACTGATCCATATAACCAACTTCCTAATAGAATATCTGCACCTGCACCTGAACCATCATAAGCTTCAATAACTATTGAAGAGCCAGCTACGTTAATAACTTTATTTAAACCAGCAATTGCATTAGGTGCAATTTTTTGATCAACTCTGTGTGAAAGTACTTGATAATCTTGATATACATCAAATGAATTACCTACTAAATCGATTTGTGCTAATGCATCTTCATTAACTGCACAGAATAAACCAGTTCTTCTAGCTTCTATGTTAACTAAGGTTTCAATATATAATTGACGACCTTCACTATCCATAAATTCTGGAATCAATGATCCTGTGTATTGTGCTAATAAAGTAACTTCTCTTAATCCAGCGAATTTAGCAAATTCAGATCTTAATAAACCTTTATCTGTAAACATTCCACCATATGTAGGATCGTTATTTAATTCAACGGCATCGAATTTACCTTTAAAGATAAATATATCTACCATGTAATCTGACACATATTCTAGTGCGTCAATTCCTTCAGGAATATTAGCTTCACCGTACCATTCTCTTGCTGTCATTTCAAATCCAGATGTGTTAGCAGCTTGTCTTACAATAATTGTAATAGGATCTTGTTTGATGTTTGTGAATGTTATAGCGTTGTTTGAACCAGAAGTTGTGTTTCCAGCAGTTTGTAATACTTTTAAATCTGAAGGAACCCAGAATTTATCGGTATCGAAAACTGTACTGTATTGTACACTCTGTGGAATATCTCCTAAACCTTCTTGTGAAGAGTTGGTTACTGGTGATACCATTGCAACTCTATCTGAAGCATCAGCAACTGTTAAGTTTAAAGCTAAAATTGGCCCTCTCGAAAGAGTTTCAATCGCTGATCTGTGGAAATACATTCCCTTTTTTTCTAATGACTTATCGATGCTTCCGAAAATTTGAATGAATTGTTCAACGTTTTCGATGTAGACTGGAATGTTGTAAGGACCTTTTTTAGATCTACCTACAACTAATCTAATAGTCTCCGCAGGGATATTAACTGTCTGTGATTTGTCAAACTCTAAGCGATACACGCCTGAGCTTTTGAACTGTTGTAATTGAGGACTTAATGCCATAGTTGTTCTATTTTATTTTTTTGTTCTTTTATTATATATCTATTCTAATTCTCGAATTTATTTATATGAGATCATAAATGTCATATTGTAAATCTCCATCTGTTGCACTGTCTTTATATAGTACGGTTTCCATAGTATTATGAAGATCCGGGTCTATAAAATCCAATAATTCTTCAATATAATCGGCATAATCAGTCGTGTTAAAAAATTCAGTAGAACTAATAACTGTCATTATTATGTCGTCATTTCCCATTTGTGCTCCATATCCGCCTCTTGGTAATGCTCCAAATAAACTGGCTTCAGATATGGTTTCATCTTCTGTAAGATCTAATCTATTTATCTTGTAAAGTTTTGCAAAATTCTGGCAGAATATTGCTTTATTATCTGATTTTATTTTTATACCTGGTTTTAATGTCTTGGCATCATGCCTATGTCTAAATTTAACTATCATTTCATCATCAAAATCATTCTTTTGTGGAAATACAGATTTTAAGTATTGGAATAAAACGGATCCATATGTATTGTATTCTACTATCATCTTCACGTTTTCTGAATAAAAGATATCAACTGACAGTGTATATAAGACTTTTGCGAAATCTTCTATAACATGTTCGTTTGATCTAAAAACAGCAACCTGTTCTAATTTAAAGAAATCGTACATTGCACCTGGATTTTGTGTATTTTCTATTTCTGTTTTGTTCATAGGAACTACTTGAAATATATTAATAACAGATGCATCTCCTCCATTTCCTTCTGCGATATCTACGGAAAATAACCAAAAATTACCTTTACTTTTGGTTTCTTCAGTTTCAAAGGAAGGATTCCACTTTAAAAAACCTTCAGTTTCAATAGAAATATTTTCAAATTCTTCAAAATCATGAAAAACATAATCTTTCATTCTCTTTCTCATCTTCTTCATATCTACTGGATCTAATAATAAATTTGAAGATGATACGAATTCATTTCCATATTGTTTATTAAATGCTTCTATAGATCCTAAGTTTCCTAATTCTCTTTTATACCATGCGTCATCTCTGTCTGGGTGTTCCCACCAATCAATACGCATTGGATTGTACTCGTTAGTTCCTTTAGTTGCGTCTGCATATATTTGATAAAATTTATTAAATCCATTTGGTGTGGATGTAATTGTAATTCTTGAAACCTGAGACGCTGAAAGTGTAGGGTATACATTTTCATAAAATGAATCTGCAATAGACGGGTGTATGTGTGCAAACTCATCTAAATATAAATTATGGATAGTAAATCCAATACCTGACTTTGCTGTAGTTGATTGTCCAATAAGACGGCAACCATTATCACATCTAACATTCATGACATCGTATTTGATAATACCAGGTTTCATAAAGAATGGTAGATTTTCAACCACTGTTTTTGCCTTGTCTATGATCTCTTTTGTTGAATCAGATTTATTTGCTAATAATAATGTGTTTTTATCTGTATGAAAGGTTAAATACCATGCGTTAAATATAGATGCAGTTACTGTTTTACCCATTTGACGTGAGGCTAAAACTATGTTGAATCTTTCATGTTGAAAGTTTCTAAGCATTTTCTTTTGATAATCTCTTAGTTTAACTTGTTTTATACCTTCATCAGTCATGACTACTGCATACTTTTCTGCAAAATAAACAATATCTTGTGCACATCTAGCCAATTCAGAAACTTCTTCATCAGTGTATTCAAATACAATCTGGCCTTTGCGTAAGAATTGTTTACCTTCATAAAATGGCATAGCAATTTTAGGTCTATAACCTTGGTCCATTGCTAACAATAAATCATTAACCTGTTTCGTAGACCATACTATTCTATCAGAAGTGGCTTGAGCGCCTTCTTCCTTGGGAATCCATCTATTATCTCCTACGTAATCACTCATATATTATTCTGTTGCTTCTTCTATGTCTTCGATGTCTTCTTCTGGCGAATTTTTAATACCTGCCTGAATTGCTGCCATCAAATCTTTAGTACCTCTTTGAATATTTTTATTTTCTGTTGATCCTCCAGATTCTTCTATTTCTCTAGTATCATCTCGTTTTTTGTAAATCTCAATATCTCTGGCAATTCTTTTAGTAGATTCTTCGGCTGCCATTAAATACATCGTCTGCGATTTAATAATATCTAGCATAGATTTTTGTAAAGTTGCAAGAACTTCAAACATTCTAGGGGCTAATTCACCATCTTCTATAGTTTGTAAAAGTGTAGTTAATGCTCTTTCACCTGCCTGTAATTGATAAATCAAAGATGACATTGTCATTTCATCCATTTTCTTTTTGGCTGCAATGTATTCATCTTTTTCAATAATATCTGCATCCAAATAAAACTTCATCAATGATGTAATAGTTTTTTGGGCCTTCGTTGTAGCGCTAGCCTTTAATTGGCTATAGCTTATTGCTGGTAATGTATCAGCTGGTTTGGATTTTATGGGTAAATCTTTTGGATCGCTTTCAACATCTAACATTATGTTATCTCCTATTAAATCATCCAACTCTTTGCGAATTTCATCTGCCTGTGCAGAGATAGTTCGTTTTTTATTATTTTCTTCACTCATAATATCATATTATATTTTATATATCTTATTTTATCATGACAAGTATCTGTCATAAGATATTATCTGTTTTGGTTGTATCTTCTTAATTGAATAGAAGGGATTGCGTTATCGATGATCTTTGCCAAATGATTATCTCTTACCACATACTGTTGAAGTATGTTTGTATGTTGTTCTAATTCTATAGGTTTTGAGAATAATCTGACATTTGTTAATTCTAAATTACCTGGCATCAATGACCATTGTTTATTAATATTCCAAGAATATGGAAGTGTAAAATCTTTAGTTTTATGTAAAACGCTTGTTATTGTTTTTTTAGTAGAATTTGCAGTTTCCCAATTATTCATAGGATCTAATCTATATAAATCCGTTGTCATTGTTCCGTACTTGTTATTTAAATTAAATACTAATCCATACCATGTGCCATTTTCTAATGCTGAATCTAATGTATAGGTTTCAGTATCTCCGTTTATTTTAATATTTAATTCAGATTCGTTTACTGATAATTCTAATCCTTCGTTTGCTATTTTTCCAGATATTAAAACATCTGTGGCGTTATTAGCAACAAACTTAGGTCTAAACCACATTGTAATTGATAAATCTTCATTTGTAGATACTGTAGATTTTTTTGTATATACCAATGCTTCGATTCCTTTATCTTTAATGGTACTTAAATCATAATAATTTTTGCTAATTATAGTCCATTTATTTCTAATCTGCTTATCTGTAATTAATAATTGATTATGAATTCTATCTCTAATTCCATCACCTACTGGTGAAAATACAGTTTGGTATTGTTCGGGTTTACTAGTTTGTGTATATTCTTTTTGAATTTCTTCTCCAAATACCTCTTCTATGCCAGTTGTTAAATTATCTAATTCTTGTTCTAGAATTGCATCTACCGATGTATCTCCGGAATTAAACAAAGTACTCGTGCGCTCTTCATATTTTTTAAGCATTACTTTCCAATATGTCATATCCATGTTGAATTCGTCTGCAAATGCAACTGAACTTACTTCATACATCCTGTTCATTAATGGAAAATAAAGATAATCTCTACTTATAGGATTTAAATCGGTACCGAATGCTGATTCAAATTGTGTTTTGGTAATATGAATTTCAAAGTCTTCAAATCCCATTCCAAAGATATCATATTGAAACATCTGAGATGGCATTTCATTATCTGGTACCATTACTTTTAATTGCCCCTGTTCTTTGACATTATATAAAGAATATTCCATTAATATAACATCACTTGTTCTTTTATCTGGTTCTACTCTAAAATATTTAACTTCGTGTCCCCACATTTCTGTAGAAATATCACTAAGTTGTGCATACATTTTAGAAGGTTTGCTTAAATTGTATGGATTAAACATGTCGTCTGTGCATTCAGCTACTATATTTGCACAACCGTTTGCCAAAAAAGGATCAACACACTCTGTACAGAACTGAGGACATGATGTTACTTGTCCGTTTTCTTGTTGAATTTCAAATTCAGTAGAAATTAAAGTTAAACTACTAAGAGATGATAATCTATCTACCGTTAATTTAAGATCTATCCATAATGGTTTTGTCGGATCGAAAGTTAAACCTAAAAGATCTCTTGGTCCTACACCTATGTTCAATGGTCTTAATTCTGACATTTGTCCCCCGTCTGATGTGATTGGATTTTGAGACCATCTGAATTCTATCTCAAACTGATTGTTTGGATCAGGCATCAAATAAAACTGGATGCTTTGCGCTGAAAATGGTGCAGGTTCCACAGTTGTAAATTCAGTAGCGCTTAATATATTGTCTACTGTTAATATATGGTTAACTACTATAATTTTATGACCTGGTTGTAAATTAAGATTAGTATTAATACCATATATGATATTAGTTCCTCCAACCATAGTCAAACCTCCTATTGTATTTGAATTACTAAGTCCTATTAAAACAGACCATGAATTAATACCTGTTACGTTTTCGTATGGTTCTACTAATTTAGCAAAAAGAATATCTCCGATTTCATCGGCTGTGAAATTATTTACCATTAAAATTGATGACGCAATGTCTTATTTTTATTTATATATCTGATTTTCTATCAGTTATTAAATACATTTCAGGGTCATCAGGTTCATATGGCTCTAACGTCTGTATTAAAACGTTTAATATAGTAAAAAGTTCTGCTGTATTATTTTCGGAAAGATAAACGTCTAATATATTTAAAAAACGCTTGACTTTAAGAACAGCATAGTGTTCTTCTTCTTTCAATAATCCACAATGATCAAGTATTTTATTAGCCAAATACATCTCATGTTCATTAAATATATCAAATAATCTTAAACTACCTCTAAGGATTTTAATACTATATTTTATAGTTTTTATTTGATCAATGTTTACTACTCTATTGTAACTTGAATTTTTATTAAGATTACATTTGATCCAAGTTAAGTTAGGCATAGTTTTCAGAGACTGAAAAAGAAAATAAACTGAAGTAGCTTCCTTATGTATGGTGATATCGCTAACAGATTGAAACCTATTAATCTCTGTTCTAAAATGTTTTAGTAAATATTTATTTAGTGCTTCGACGCTTATTAAAAGTGCATCGTCAGATACTTTTTTTGCACCAGTGTCTCTTGACATAATGCCCCATAATTTTAAATCAATTGAATTATATTTATATAATGTAATATCAACTATCTCTGTAAAAGTATCTTTAATTTCTGTAGACATTTATTTGTTCTTCGATTTTTTGTAAATCAGCATAAAGCTCTTTTTTGGCAAAGTGTTTTAATTCATTGAATTCTCTCATACCTATTTCATTCTTATCTAAGAATAATTGAATTGCTCTATCACCAGGAGTATATCTATCTTTTTGTTTTTTTTGAGCTTTTTTAGTTTTAGTATAAAACCACCCTGGAACAGATTTAAATCTTTGGGCTACCATTGCCCAAGATTCGACTACGTTTGCGCCATTTATTCCATTTATATTAAAATGATTAGCATTTGATGGATATTTAATAGCCATAAAGCGGTTGATCATAAAATGGTGCCTTTTTTTATTATGATTCTTTATTTTAGAATAAAGTGACTTCTTCGTAAACATTATTTTTACAAAGTCAAATAATTTTGTTTCGTCTAGCATATTAGTTATATGTTATTATATAGTAAAGTTTACCCTATGATAGCGTTATATGCCTCTTGATGTGCATCTAACTTTGACATATTATGGAGTAGTTCTATCTTAATCGCTCTGTCTGCAACTTCAATCCTAAGGCCATATGCGTTTGCCTCTGCTAATATTTCTTCTATTTGTTGTTCTACGCTTAATTCTTTAGCTTTCATTTTAAAATAATTTCTTAGATTTAGGTTTATCAACTATTTTAGTTTTTGTACCTACTAATTTCATCGGAGGTGCTGCTTCAGTTGGAATATCCATGCCTGCGAATGGATCAGGTGCAAAAGACGCGTCCTTGTTTAACCACGCTGTGTCCTTTAAGATCTTTTCCATGTCCATTACATTATCTATATTATCGAGTGCGCCTTCCCAGTCATTCTCTATGGCAGCATATATAGCCTTTTGAATTGGGTCTGGAATGGTTTTAACATGAAGTAACATTAAATTAATATTACTCTGAATGGCTATCTTGATTAAACCAATGCTACTGTGTCCAATTACTCTATAAATGATATCTGCTAACTTATCTTTAAGTTCGTTGTTGAACAGATGATCTATTGTAAAATTATCACATTCTTTAATAAACTGACTATAAATTGCATCTGCGGTTTTATCAGTAATTGAATATGTTCTAAGTTTACCTGTTTTCATTTCTTTCTGCCAAGTAACGACTGATTGTATATTATCTGATTTATCACCTGTTAATATTTTCTTAAAGATAAATTCATCACAATCTATTTCTGTAATGCCTACTTTGTTAGCTTGAACCCAACCTAGTATATTGTCTTGATATTGATCCCTAGACATATGTTCACCTGCCATATTAAATAACATATCGTCTTTAGATAATTCTGCTGCGGCTGAAGTTATCATGTCTTGTTCGAATCCTTGATATGCATATAATGATTTTCTAGTATTATAGTACCATATTGTATGCGCATCGTTGGTTTTAGAATAATTAACTAATTGTATAAGATCTCTATCACCTGACCATACGATACATGATTTACCTCTGTTGTTAAGCGCAGTAGACCATCCAAAAATAACATCGTCTGCCTCTGCTCCTTGTATTTGGTGTACAGTAACGCCATGTGTTGCTAGTATTTTTTGAAATTCTTCATACACATAATACACTGCAGTCCAATCTACATTAGAACTTTGTTTTCGTGTACCTTTGTATTCTGCTTCAGGATATAAATCCTTTCGCCATGATTTAGAATCTACTGTCAATACAACATCATCGACAAACATTTTTAGTTTGCGCATTTCTGATGCAAAGTCAATTGATAACTTTCTCATGAATTGTGACTTTTGTTTATCGTCACCTAGTAATTTGCCACTTTTTGGCTTTGGTAAGACAAATAATCTACTAAAAACAAAGTAGTTTCCGTCTATTAATAATGTGTGTTTTCCCACTCTCATATTCTTATGATTATATTACCTAGCCAATATACTAAAATTATTTGACTTGGTAAAATTATTTACTGTTTATTTTAACCTTTAACTATTCCTTGTACCTCATAAATGCAACTTAACATTGTAATTACTGGATCTATCACATGTACTCTTTGTGCTTGATGCTTAGCGACAGATATAATAATCTGTGGTATATGTTTGACTGATTGTAATTGTTCTTGTTGTATATATTCTACAAATTCCTCGCCCATTGATTGTAGAACATCATCTACTCTATTTGCATAATTACTAACAAGTAATTGATAGTTTTTAGCTGGATCAGATTCATTAAACACTAATTCAAACACATCTTTGTAAACTGAATTAAATTTCTTAACATCCTCTAGCGTTATTTTTTTTGTTCCTTGTGTTTTATATCCTTGTAATTTATTTAAAGTAGATCTTAGATCTGGAAAGTTTCTACGAACAAACTCAACTAATGCTGGTTTTTCAATAGTCATTTCTTCTTTACCACAAATCTCATAAACTCTTCGAATGTATTTTTTAGTTAATTCTGTTTCTTCTTCTTTGTCAAAATCAAAATCAATAACTTCAAAACGAGATAAAATAGGATCTGGTAATTTATTAATATAATTACATGTTGCAATAAATCTAGAATTGGATGCAAATGTTTCCATAGTAGCACGCAATGCTTTGAAAAATTGATCCGATACACCATCAACCTCATCAAGTATAACTACTTTAAACATACCAGGCTTATCCATAATAGAAACAGTGGAACAGAAATCTGTTATTCTTGTACGAATAACGTCTACCGATGTATCTGTGGATGCATTGATATAAAGATATGGTAATTCAAATTGATTGACAATTGCTTTTGCACACGATGTCTTACCAGTACCAGGTGATCCTGATAATAGCATGTTTTGAACTAATCCGTCTTTAAATTTAGACATTACTCTATCTGGTAATATTAACTCTTCTAAATTCTTTGGTCTGTATTTTTCTGTAAAAAGTTGATTCACTGATTGCATATAGTTATATTGTTTACTGGTTATACTAAATAAGCGCTGATTTGTTTCAGAGATAAATATAATATATGGCAAAATCATATTTACATATTATTCTTAATCGAACAAACGGTCCAAATCCTCGCAATCGATATGGTATTATACTTGCACCTTTACAAAAGTTTTATCGTAAATTTTTAGTAGAACACAGGCATGTTAGAAAGTGGGCTAAAGACGACAGGGTTATAGAGTGTATTCTTAAAACACAAAGACCAGTTAAACAGGTAAAATTAAACGAGCGTGGATATTGGGATAGAGAATCTCAAACATTAGTTAATTATAGAACATTAGAATCCAATTACAATACTATAAAATGGATATGTGCAATTAGTTTAAAACCAATAAAAGCTAAGTTTATGAATTTTGATCTAAAAAACTTTGTACATCCAGAATATCATGATACACTGTCTGCTCCTATGGTAGATAGTCGCATTCTAAAAAGTTCAATTGAGTTTCGAAAGGAATGCAAAAAACTCCTACTCGAAGAACGAGAGGAGTTTCTTAAACTTGCAAAAAAGGGCGCTAAGCGCTCTCTTTAAATTATTTATTCATTAAGATTGCGAATTTCTCTGCAACTGATAAATTTTCGTCTAATTTAATAGTTTTAGGTAATTCTACTACTTCGGTTTCAGTAATCCAGTAACCACCTTCATCTGGTCCACCTGTAAGATCTGCATCGTGACCTGATATTTTAGCTAGTTTTAAGAGAGCTGCTTTATCACCACTGTAATCTAATTCATCATAACCGTCTCCGAATGGATCTTTATCTACACTAACTTTAACACCTAATTTCTTAGCCTGTTGTTTTAGATATGCGTAGTCATCTTCATCTGTGTCAATTGCCATTAAACCGTTTAATGATGCTTCAACTAATGTACCTTCAGTATTTATGCTCTGACTGTCATCTACTTCAGCTTTAATATCTGCAATGTCTTTTTTGTTCTTTTCAATACCCTTTCTTTTACCGTCAATTGCAGCTTGATTTGGTTCATCCTTAGCTTCCTCTTCTGCAATTTCACGCTCACGTTCGGCCATCTGATCTTCTTCCGCTTTGATTCTATCTTTTTGATCTTGAGTAAGCTCGTCTGCTCCACCAGTATTGTTTGCGCCTCCTGGAAGTGGTACCATCGCGGCAGTTAATTTTGCAGCTGCTAATTGTATTTTAAGATCTTTAGTATCTTCACCCTTAGCGTCAGCTGCTGCGATTTTTGCAGTGATTATCACTACATCTGCTTTAGCTTTGTCTTGTTTATTTGCATCTTCCGGTAAATTAGTCTTTGCTTCTTCTGCTGTAGTTACAGCTGCATCTAATTTCTCAGTGTCAACTTTTGGTTTTCCTTCACCTTTAGCACCTTCACCTTTATCACCTTTGTCTTTAGAACCTTCACCTTTAGAACCTTCACCTTTAGAACCTCCATCAATAGAAGTGTCTTGTGCTGTTTCTTTACCATCTTCTTTTGCGTAATCTTTCAATGATTTACCATCATCTGCAATTCTATCAGCAAGAGTTTCGATTTTTAATTTTAATTGTTTTGCTTCTTCACCTGATGTTGCTTTCAATACTATTTGAGCAGCTTCCATTTTAGCTCCATTTTTAGAAATAGAAACATATTTTTTAAGAGGTTCAGTAGAAGCCAATTGAGTCATTCTATCTGAAATAGCATCAGCTTGATCTTTTAATGCTTTGTTTTTTGCTTTATTAGATGCATCTAAAGTATCAGCTCGTCGTTTATCTTTACCGTCATCGTCAGACGCTTGTTTCTTTTTTGCAAAATCAACGTCATTGATAGATATTTGTATCAATGCTTTTTTATATTTTTTGATATTGTTTTTGATTTTGGTGAATTTTATTGGGTTACTTGCAAATGCACCTACACTACCTAAGGCATCAAGAAATCCTTCATCTATAGATTCTATTGATTCTATGCCATATGCTTTAGAAGAATATTGCATTAAATCCTCTAATAAAGATTCATACTTGTTAAAACCAACATGTATATCTAAACCTTCTTTAATGTTATCTGACAATTCAGATAATCTTGTTAATATAGAGTCTACGTCTTTTAAAACTTCTGTTCTAATTGCCTCTGGCGTTCCTTCAGAATTTTTAGTTTTGTCTAGTGAGACTGAGTTTGCGGTTGTTGGCGCACTAGCCTGCGTATTGTTTGTATCTGAAGCGTTTGCTGCAAATTCTTCAAACAAAAATAATTTCTTTGTTAATTTCATCATAATGTATTTTTTTTAAAACTTTAATTTTAATTATAGATTATATATCCGTTTAATTTTACGAAAGTTACAAGCAAAAAAAAGACCCTCGAATTGAGGGCCTTTTAATATTTAAAAGTCTAATTTAAACTATAAATTATAGTGTAAATGCCAAAGCATTTAAAGAGAACTTTTGGTATTGCTCAGCAGTATGGAAACCAGCTTCAATTAAAGCATATCTTGATTTCACAGCTACTTTAGGAGCCATAGTTCCTTCAGCGATCGCTTGTACTGATTCTGCCATTAAATAAGGCATGAATACTAGACCAGGACCGTTTCCGTCACCTTTTCTACCAACTAAGATCTCAGGCTCAGCGAATGCTAAGTTAGGATCAGTGTATACATTGATACCTGCAACCGAACCTACTGGGAAAATAGCACCTGCAACTTGGTTGAAAGTGTTAGACATTGGGTTTGGTACAAATCCTGCAACACCTTGTAATGCAGATGCAACTTTACCACCTACGACAGCGAAGTTACCAGCACCTCTTCTTCCGTTAATTGCGATAATGTTAGCAGCAGCTAAAAGGTTTGTTAAGATTCTTCTGTGTGCATCACCTCTAGTTTCACCAGCATCTAAAGTTAAGTCAAGAAATCCAGCTCCGAATAAATCCGTTTTAGCTATTTCTCTCATTTTACCTAAGATGTGTTGGTTGATTGACTGAGTTAATTCGTTAGTTAATACTGACTCAACTTGAGCAACAGCATCTACACCGAATTGTTTAAGATCTTGAATTTGCTCTCTTGTTACGGCAGCAGCAACTTGGAAAGTTTCAGCAGCAACGCTTTTAGAGAATAAAGATAGACCCATTACTTTGTCAGCAGTTGATTCACCAGCTTCTCTTGAGAAAGGCTTTCTGTAAAGAACATCTGCACCATCTTTTACATCAGTACCTCCTGAGAATCCAGGAATATGATCTTCTAGTGCAGCAACTAATTCTACATCACCAGCTTCAGCGCCAGTAAATAAATCTAGAACAGTTTCACCTGCAGCTAATTCAGTACCTACTGAATAGATTTTTGAACCATCGATTCTTGAAGTACCTACTTCAACTTCTTTTAAAGCGTCAGCTGGAGCTTTTGCAGTCTTAACATAAGTTGGAGCCTGCGCAGTTGTAGTTGTACCACCTTGATAAGTAAAGTCTAAGTAAGACAATAATCCCATTGGTCCAGCCATTGGTACTACTGGTACTAAGTCTAAACCGATAGTTTGTGCAGCAACTTGCATTGCTAAAGGTAATAATGTTGGAGCTTTATCTCCAGATCCAGTTGCACCAGCACCACCTTGTGTATAAGCACTTGGTAATGTTACTGCGCCCATACCTGAAAGGTTCATAGGTCCAGGGTTATCTGATAAAGACATGATGTTCGCGTCTTCATACAGTTTGTGGTTGTGACAGTAAGTCGACATCCACGCTAATTTTTCTGATTCATTAATACCTGTTGCCTCTTCAATGATTGGCGCCCAAGTATTTCTGATCTCAGCTTCGTTTAATAAATTTGCCATTTTAATGATCGTTTTTTTTGTTTGTTGTTGTTGTTTAGTTAAAAACTCGACATACTTGGGTTTTCTGCTTCTGTCACCCTATCGTCGATTATAGTATTATATATCCTTTTATTATTTGTTAAATCTCTTTTTAAATGCGTCTGCCATTCCAGATACATCATATCCTAAAGTTGGTTTAGCATCTACTACTTTAGATTCTTTTACCATTTCTACTTTTTCCATTCTAACAGGTGCTTCTCTCAAGTCTCTGGTTTGCCAGAAATTAGTAACTTGATATTCTGTGTTCAATGTTTTGTATTTAGATTGAGCTGTTATTTGATTCTTTTTAGCTTCAGATAAATTAGCCCATGCCTCTGTATATTCTGTTGGCATAAGAGAAATGAATGTTGGTTGTGCGTTTGCACTTTCAACTATCAATTGTGATTCGTTAATTTTAGATAAGATTTCTTTTTCAGTCATAAATCCTCTTTTTGAAATAGCGTGTCTTACTTTTGATTTTGCATCTTCGTTTAATTGAATATATGCGTCTCTAGTTGTAGATGAAACTACTTTAAAGAATGAAGGATTTTCATTTTCTTTAATTTGTGCATTTTCAACTAATGCATCTAATTTAGATGAAATTTCGTTTTTGTAAGATTCTAATGGATCATGTGCTCCTTCTTCACCTTCGGCTTCTTCTTCACCTTCACCTGCAGTTGCTTCTTCAGTTTCACCTTCAGGTCCAACTTCAGTTACATCTTCAGCGTCATCAGCATCTTCGTCACCTTCTTTAGCAACTTCTTCACCTTTAACATCGCCTTCTACTGAATTATCTCCAGCTTCAACTTCTTCACCTTCAATTTCTTCAACATCTTTACCTTCTCCAGCATCTGATACATCGCCTTCTACTGAATTATCTCCAGCTTCAACTTCTTCGTCTTCAATGTCTTCGATATCTTTTGCATTATCGGCAGATTCTTTAGTTACACCTTCAGGTCCAACTTCAGTTACATCTTCAGCGTCATCAGCATCTTCGTCACCTTCTTTAGCAACTTCTTCGCCTTTAACATCACCTTCTTCATCATTATCTGCAATCTCTTCAGCTGATTCAACATCTTCTTCTTCAATGCCTGGGTTTTCAGCGTTGTCTTCTTCAGTAACTACAGTTTCATTAATAGACTCTGCAATATATTCAGCATACTCTGAAACAGATTGTAAATTTTCTTTCAAATATTCTACATAACTTACTAGACTTTCATGAGTAGTAGCACCTTCGTTATATGATTCTGCTAAATAATTAGAGAAGTCTTTAACTTTAGTTACTGCTTCTGCTAAATGTTCTGAGTATTGAATACCCTTATCTACTTTTCCAGCAACTTCTTCAGTATAAGATATACTTTGATCTGTTTTTTCAGCAACGTGTTCTGAATACTGAATAGATTCATCCAATTTTTCTGCTAAATAACCAACATACTCCGATAGCTTATTAACGCTTTCGACAATGTGGTCGTTATGAGAAGTTAAATTCTCTACTGTTGTATCTTCACTAGAAGTTTCTTCTTTAGCGTTGATACCTTCTTTAATAGACTTGATTTCGTTCGCTAAATACTCTGAGTACTTGTTGAAGTCGTCAGCCTTTACAAATTCTGCCATGTTTTTATTTTCTTTTATTTGTGTTGTATTGTTTTCTAATTCTTTTGTGATTTTACTTTCACTATTCATTTCGTAGATCCATAATCCAGAATCATTATCGAAACCATAAGATTCGTTAACTCTTTTTAATTCTGCATTTTCAAAGCCAGGATCAGCAACCAGGTCATAAGTAAATAACTGTTTGATTTTTACTTTACCATTAGATTCTACTGCACCTGCAGCTCTTGATGAAATCTGTAAAGGAATACCAGCATCTACTAATGCTTTAGCTTGACGACCTGCGTCTGTGTCTAATAATCTAATCTTACCTCTTACTTCTTTTGAGTCTTTGTCATAAGTAAGTTCTTCGATAATGTGAGATACGTTTTTAAGTGATGTGTCGAATGATGTAGGATGATCTAATTCACCTAAAAGTTTAGAAGCTAAAATTTTAGCCTGAAGCGCCTCAATCTGAGGTACATATTCTGACTCCGTATAGATACGGTTATTCTTGTTCTTTTGGTCGATTTGACCGAAAACACCTTCTAAAATGTACGCCTTTTCTTCATTCACTACTGAACTAAGAGCAGATGACGCAACCTCGACGATTAATAAATCGTTTGTATTTTTCATATTGATAGTTTTTCTATTTTTAATATATATCCTATTTTATTATTGAAATATCTTATTACAAATCTGCAAGCGGATCATCGCCGCCTTCTTCAGCCTCTTCATCCTCTTTTTCGGCTTCCTTTTCGGCTTCTGCATCTTCAGCAGCTTTGTCTAAATAGTAACCAACAATAACGTCCATTTCTCCTTCTGCAAACGCAGCTTCACCGTATTCTGCGTAAAAATAATCCTTAAATTCTTGTTCAGTTTTAGATGCAGTAACAGCGCCTAAAATTTCTGCTGATTTTATTTCTGGACCTGAATCCAATTTCATGTCGTCGACATATATCTTCGAATCTTCTCCTGCTTTTAGAGCATCTTCTGAAAGAGTTGATGTATATTCTTCAAATGTTTTAATTATTCTCATGATTTATATATTCTTTTTATATTAAGCATTACATTGCAAATGGATCTTCAGGTTCTGGTGCTTCAGCATCATCCTTAGCTTGTTTAGATTTAGCAGCGTTATTAGCTCTAATTTCGTCGTCAGTTAATTTAAGATATTTTTTAACTAAGTATTCTTGATCGAAGTAATATTCTTCTTCCATTGTTTCTTGATTAGTTGTCATTAGACTGTCTCTCATAGATCCAATAAAATCTAATCTACGTTCCATTATTTCCATTGTTTTTAACTCCGCAAATACATTTTCTTCATTAAATCGAATTGCAACTTGAGTTTTAAACTGAGGATCATTAACAAATTCAGGGTATTTAAGACACATTTGAATGTATAATGGCTTAACCATAATTTCCATGAACACTGATCTAAGTCGCTTAATAAATTTACCAAACTTGATCTCGTCTCTAATCATACCATCGGCCGCTAAATTAAAATCTCCACCACCATCTTCATATAAGAATCTTGAGTAAGGAATTTTAGAGACGTGTTTTAATTTGTCCGAAAAGTATTTAAGTGCTTCTGTATCTGAAAGATCTGGTCCTTCTCCACCTAATGTTTCTATTTCAGGTGTTTCACCATCTTTAGAAGGTAACCAATATTCTTTGGAGAATTGTAGCATCGGTTTACCATCTGTTGCAAGAGTCGCTGATTCCCAATCGAAATCTACAGTTTCTTTATATGAGTTCATTAACTGTGCAAGAGATTGTTTTGCTCTAGTTTTAGATTTACCACCTACCGGAATAATAAACTTCATTCTAAACGAAGCATTTGTTACAGCCCAGATTACTCTGGTATGTTCCATGATTCTAAGTAGATTAAATGATCTAGTTAACCTTTCAATATATGAAACTCTTGAGGCAGTAGTTATAGATGAATATGAAAGATAGATTATTTGTGAATCATATAGTTTTCTTTCTTTTACTGGATCATCTTTGTATTGAATCCATACTTTCTTACCATCATCGTGGTTATATCCAGGGATCAAGGTAACGGGATCTAGTTCTTTAAATCCTATTACTTCTTGTTGATCGGGGGAATAAATTATTTCAAATGTAAGATAACCATCGATTAAGAATTTTCTAAAATAATACCATGCTGATTGGTCTGAATTAAAGCCAAAATAATGATATATTTGTCTAAAATATTTATTAAGGTCCTTTTCAACATCATCTGATACATCTAATCCTAATATTTCAGGTTGACAAAAGAAGTTTTTCTCATCGTATACAATTGTCTCATCACATAAAATGTCAAGAATATCTTCTACTTCATCGTTTAATGAAAATGATCTTAGTTCATCTCTTTTTGCTTGATAATCTTGATCAAAAAACGGAATGTTTTTCTTAAGATTAGTATCTGTCATGGACATTGCAGCAAATGCTCCATATATGTCGTCATTGTCGACTCCATACGGATTCATTTGGTTATATCCTATTTCTGCCTCCATTGGGCCAATTGCCTGAGACTGTCTAAGTACTAAATCGTCATAACGCATACCAAAACTAGATAGCGTTTTCAATGAGTTTGAAAGGCTAAACGGGTTTGAACTATTGCTTAATGGTCCGTTTCTATCGGTAAATCCTGCCATATTGTTTTATTATTATGTTCTTTTTTATATATCTTATTTTTTAAGGTGGTTTCTAAACGCATATTTTATCTTGCCTAGAGTAGTCCCATTTAAATCAATAAAGTCACAAAGGACAATCTGTGCCCAATATTCGTACGACACTATTTTTTGATTTGTTTTAAGTTGGGGAATATATTGTCTAATTGCAAAATCTAATCCAAATCTCTCTAGATATTTTTTAGCACCTTCATATGTGAATTTAATTTGCCCTTGCTTTTTGGCATTGCCACTACTTTTTCCCTTTGTTTGTGATTGTATTTCACCTTTCATTCTGTCATATACCATATCTAACATATCTTCTTTAATAGCGACTGGTAATAAATTTAAATTAATTCCTAAGTCATTTCCAAATTCAGTTGGATCTAGTGCAAGAACAACTGGATTAGAATCCCACCACGGAAGTTTTTCCATGTGTTTTGGTTTATCATATCTAAAAACATGAATCATTCCAGTTTTAAATGGCCTCGCGTGATTTGAAACTGAATTTTCTCTAATAGATTTAGAAGATTTAAAAAACCAATCTTCAGCATTTCTCCTAGCTCGTGTTTTTCCACCGGCTGCTTTAGTTAATTGCTTTATATCTTTTTTGATTTGACCCATTATTTAAGTGTCTTTTCAGTTAAAACTACAAATCTCCAACCTCTGTTTTCTGCCCATGCTTTAGCATATGCATACTTATCTCTGTTTTTAATAAATTGTTCAGCTAAAAATTTGTATGATTTTAATGCCTTTTGACTTCTTTTTTTAGGAGGCTCCGGTTTTCTAATTTGGGCCTCTGGTTTTACTTCTATTAAAAATTCTTCAAATCCTTCTTCTGTTTTTGTTTTCATATAGAAGTCTGGATAATATCTGTGTTCTCTTTTATCAGCTGACCATATGTATTTTATTTCTACAGGCTCACTGGACCACTTTACAACACTATCTTTAGTATCACACATGATCATGAACTTGCGTTCCCATGATGATCTATATATGATCGGTGTTGGTCCAATGTATTTATCAGGATTAGTTGGTTTAAAATAACCTTGAATAAACCCTGAATTTCCAGAAGGTTTTAAGTTTTTTATTGACATTTAGATGTTAAACATGCCACCTCCATCATCACCACCTTTTCCTGTAGTAATCCTATCAATGGACATTGTTCCTTTATATTTTTGTGGGTGAATTTTATTCCAACCCTTAGCATAACCTCTCTTTGCAATTTCTGTAAAGTATGCAAATGCATTAGTATATTTTGGATTAAAATTACGCCAATACTTCAAAAGGTCCAATAGAGCAAATTGTAAACAATCATTTCTATCGTCTTCACTGACGTATGTTAATTTTCTAATTGTACGTTCGGCTAAAAGCACTAGCATTTTTTCTGCAGTTTGTGTTAACTTGTCGTCTTGTTTAGATTCTACAATCGCGTTGTATAAATCTTTATTGTTTAAGTAATTCTTTTTTCTGGGCACGTGTATAGTTTTAATTTATAGTTATACGAAAAAAAGCCCGATTGTTTCCAAACGGGCTTCATTTTAAATATTTAAATTGTATTATATAGTATCGCTACTAGGAATTTTAATCGCATACTTTTCAATTCTAGATGGTTCGTCATCTATGAAAACTGTTAATATATCTGATTTTCCAGAGCCTGTGTATTCGAGTGCATCTACTTTGAGTTGAGTACCTTGTGGGAATCCATTAATTTCTCTACCTAAAGTTGCATCAATATAACCATCGGCCTTTGTTAAAAACTCTTCGTTTTCTAAATCGTACATGTCTTCTGATATTCTTTCTATTTCGCTGTTTAGTAAATTATCTGCAGCTTTGATATCTGGTAAATTTCTATTAGCTTCAGCTAAACGACCCTTTTGATCTTTTAAAAAGAAAATCATTTCTTGCATTAAAGCCAATTTGTTTCTTTTAGATTCTCTTCTAGATGAAAAAGATTCTACTATGTCTTCTACCATAAATGTGATATCTGCACCTGTTCTTTCAGCTATGTATTCTATTGCTTCGTCTGCTAATAGTTTTTTAAATGCAGTAATTTTGGTAGATTCATTTAAATCAAAAACATACGTGCTATTACCTGATCTCATAGCAATTGAAACAACATCGTCGTCTTTTGTTTCAGTAACAAAGTCTAGAGTTTGAAAAAGTGAAAAGTTTTTACTTGCTAGTTCAAATAAATTAAAAATACCTTTATCTTCATATTTAATATAACCTGAAGTAAATACTGATTCTGCTAAACTTAATTCAGTACCGATTAAAAGTTCCATGTTGTTGATGAAATATTTATTTTCAGTTACATTATACGTGCATTTGATTGCAATGTTTGATTTTTTAATTTTTTCTATTTTCGATTCCGTTAATTTCAATTCTTCTTCAACGCTCGAAACTGCTATTTTAGTAGTAGAATTTAAACTTACCTTCTTTCTAGCTTCATTTAAAAATTTAACTTTCTTTTCTAAATCTACAAGTACGTTAAATGATTCTAACGCAGCATCTTCTACTTTAAAAATTCTAGTTTTATTGTTATAGTCATAATAGAAAGAAATAGAGTTTTCTTCAAATGTAAACGAATCTTTAGCTTCAACAAGTGATGTAAATATAGGATCAATATTATTGACTCTTTCTATATTTTCGCCTGTCATTTTAAAATTATGTCCAGCTACATTAAACAGGGTTGATTCCTGATCTTTTATGACTGGTGATAAAATTGCTTTATTTAATTTTCCCATTTTTCGGTCTTTGATTTTAATTATATATCTTTATTTTATTCGTCGAATGGCAATTCAGTTCCAGTGACGCTATAGTTGTCTTCTAATAGAGAATTATTTTTCTGAATTTCTTCATCTTTATATCCCTTTTCATTTAATCCGCTATTACCTATTGTGAACATTCTATTAGATTGTTTTCTTCTTCGGCTGATTCTCTTTAAGTGTGTTTCAGTATTTAATTGATTACCCAAGTCTAACGCACTACAATCTATATCTGTTTCAGCTAATGTCCATTGTTTTCCATCAGATACCCATTTTGAATTTGTATCACAATCATAATACACAAAAGGAATTACTGTAGGATCTAAGAATCCATTTGGATCAGTGTAATTTCCAGTAGTAGCGTCTGCAAATGAGTTTTTTGTAAGTTTTTGATAAATATCTTCTTCAAAATCAAAAGCTGGTATAAAAGAATTTATTTCTAAGCTAAATGTAATTTTATGATTTTCTTTATCATCAAAACTATATTCTACTGGCCTTTCTTGTGTATAATCATCCGGCATCATATATTCTGAGCTGATTCTATATGTTCCATCTTCTAAGTGGCCTGCATCTACATGATAAAAATTAGCTTTATACATTTTTTTAACGATAGCTTCTGTTATTTTAAATAAATCTAATTGACTCGACACTAATATTTCAACATCAACACCCAGTACAACTGGAATCATTTCAAATTCAGCTACATATCCTTCCATTAAACCCTGTTCATTCATCATAGAATAATTACCAAGATTTCTTTTATTAATTAATTTTGAAGGATCAACATTGAATGATGTTAAGTTTACTATTCCTCTAGGTATTTTATCATAATTACCGTCTACAAATGCTCCGTCAGGATCACATCCTGGTCCATTTGCATTTGAAAATAAAAAACTATCTTTTAAAAAGTTTTCATCCCCAGTGACCGAATAAAAGAAAGGTACATCAATTATTGCCCTTTCGTCATTGGAAATCTGTCTCCAAAAACTAAGTTTACTATTTAGATCTGCAAGCAGTCCAACGACAAGGTGTCTAATAACTGAATCGTCTTTGTTGAATTTTAAATTGTATGTTGCCATTAGTTATATATCATCTTTATTCTATGTTCTCTATTGTAAATTTAGAGAACCCATTTTCTCTATAGATTTGAATCTTTTTATCAAAGATTTCATGTGGTAGTACAGAGTGATTAATGACGAATGTATTTATTTTATTTTCTTTAATAACTTGATTTAATATTTTAAGAATATTGTAAACTCCGTCATGATCAACTGATGATAACAGTTCGTCTAAAAATAATAAATTCAGTTGTGGGAATCTTAATTTTAAGATTTTAATAATTGCAATAATGATAATGAAGTCTGCTTTTTTACGTTCTCCTGTTGAGAGAGTCATTGGATTTATTTCTTCACCTAAATGATTAATAATACAATTAAACTTTTCATCAAATCTAATATGGAATTGCAAGTGCATTGTTTGTGCCATTGCCGCTATATTGGTATTAAGCCCTGGTAAAATGGTTTTAACTGCCAAATTCTTTACACCATCTTCGCCTAAAACCTGTTCTACAATTTCCATGAAATTATAGTTGGCATTTAATTCTCCTACGTTTTTAGATTTTTCAGATTCTTTATCTTCGAATTCTTGAATTAAATTTCGCATGTGGTCAAAATCTGAACCTGCAGGTGTATTTTTTATTTTGAGTAATTCAGATTTTAATTGGCCCATTGTTACCTTGTGATCTGATATTTGTCCTTCTAAATCTAGTTTGGATGATCTTGCATCTGTTACCTTTTCTGATAAAATATCCATCTCAACTTTAAGAGATTTAATATTATCCATGTTTGTTTTAATATTTTCTTCAAATTCACATTTTTGATTTGTGTGCCATTCTGAATCTAATTTAGTCTCGCACGTTGGACAGTGACCGCTTTCATATAGCTTAAGCTTTTTATTTAGATAATCTATTTCTCTTTTAATATCTTTAGCGTCTGAATGTTTGTCGTTATATTGAGTATTAAATTTATTCATTTCACTAGCAGCCGAAGATCTGTCTTCATTTAATTTATCAACATCTGCCTTAAGAGATAATAAACCTGTTTTTAATTCTTCAATCTTTGATTTATTAGCTGTATTGGATTCTTCTAAAAGAGTATTAAGTTTACCCTTAACAGATCCAATAGAATCCATGATTTGATTCAATTCACTTTCATATGAATCTATGTCATATTTTATATCTCTTCTCTCGTCTTTGATTTGTTTTTGCATATCATTAAGAATAGAGAAACCGAACATCTTGTCAATGATCTGCTTCTTATCCTGATTAGACATGGTTAAAAATGATTTAAAATCATTTACTGATAAAATAATAATATTCTTAAAGACATGGTATGGTATACCAAAAACCTCTTCTTCTAAATAATCCTGTACTGATTTCTTTCCGGCTTTATCAAATTCAACACCATTTAATTTAACACTAAATTTATTTGGCATCAAACCTCTTTCTATTTCAATTGTAGTTGTACCGCACTTTAAACCGATTTTAACATAGAGTTCTTTGTTGATTCTATTAGGAAGATCTGATAATTTAACACCTTCTACTTTTCCATATAATGCATATATAATAGCATTAGCGATAGTAGTTTTACCATCGCCATTTTTACCTAAAGTTAAATATAACTTTGATTCATTTTCTTCAAATTCTAACCTCTGTGTTTGATTACCATAAGATGAGAAGTTTCTAAATTCAATATAATCTATTCTCATTGTTCGATATCGTAATTATATGCACATTGTGTGTACAATTGTTTTAACTTATTTTTTAATCTTTCCTTAGCTTGAGGATCTTCATTTAAACCATCTACATACATGTTACATAAGTTGAGGATGTTGTAATCTTTATACATTTCCTCAACTTGATCCATGTCGTGAAAATCTTTATCAATATAATTCTCTTCTTGGTATATGTTAGGTTCTAACTTTCTACCAATTTGTTGGATTTTATTAATTAACTTTCCTAATGCATTTGTGGTTGCAATTTTAGAAGGAACGAATAAATCTATAAAATTATTTTTTATTTGATTTTTAAACTGTCCAAGTGGCATATCGTATAACTGCGTTAAGTTATATTTAAGGAACTTAGGTGATACATCGTTTTGGAAAAAAGTCTCTGACAGATCTTCTAAATTAACGAGATCAAATCCTTTGGTGTTATTTGAATCAGATCTAGTCAATTGATACGGTGTACCTACCATTAATAATTTACCTTTATTTTGTCTAAAGTGTATGTGTCCAGAATACACTCTCATGTATTTGTCATATATGTTAGAATCAGTACCGTGATCGTTTTTAACTTTAGCGTTAAGATAAATACCTCTGACTTCAGAGTGACAATATACTATATCTGCTGTTGGATATTCTGCAAGTGTTTCTGCTTCGTGTTCTGCATCTCTTCTCCATGGCATCATTAATATTTTCTTACCCGACCATTCCATCAGTTTTGGTTCTTTATAGATCTGTATATTGGGAATCCATTTTAATGAATCTATCGAGGTTACTTCGTTTGAACCTTTTGCCCAAATGTCATGATTACCACATATGATGTGTACTGGAAGAATTTTACCCAATTTCTCAAATAGATTTACTGCATAATTTAATACTTTGATATTAATACTTTGTCTGTTATCAAAAGTATCACCTACTTGTACTAAAACATCTCCAGGTTGAACGTGTTTTTTTAATGTTGGAATAAACACTTCTTCAAAGAATTGCTTTTGTATCTCTAGCCATTCTACGGAATTAGCTCTAACACCAAAATGCAAATCTCCAAGAATCCAAACACGCTTTGCGCCCTTTCTTAAGATAATCGGTTCAATCATTTAAAATAATCTTTTTATGTTTTTTCTTTCTAATATGCCTGTTTTGTCATCGAGTTCTTGTATAAGATCTTCTTTATATACATTAGATAGTGAACTATAAAATTTAGAAGGATTTATATCAAAATAAACACACATTTCACTAAACAGATCTATGCGACTGTTTATTGGCCCCATCTCGTCTACTATAAATCCATATACTGCATTGATATCAGCCTTTTTTAAGTTATTACATTTCCCTAATTCATCTACTTCATTAAAAACTTTAAATCTAGACAATCCAATTAATTCATGGATTCTTCTAGCTATCATGTCGTAGTGGATCTTTTCTTCTTGATCTTGTACCTGTTTTACTGAAGGATCTAAATCAAATGTTATGTTTGTTAATTCAAAATCTGGTGAATCAAATGAATTGTTAAATATTTTATCGTTTTTTGCCATAATTATATGCTATGTAAATTAGAATTAGTGATATCGTCTGTTTCGACTAATCGCATGTAGTTCCAATTAATGTTAAGTTTACATTTTGTTCCTTTACCTTCTCCGTCCCTTATTTTAAGGACCTTTAACCAATATTCATTATTTGCTCTCATCAAATCGTCTTGGATAATACCATACATGACATCTGCTGTATGAGAAAGACCAGCTGATTCTGCAATATCTGTCATTGTTATATCTGATGAATTATATCCAGATCTGGTGATCTGTGTTGCTGTTGTTATTAACCAATCGTTTCTAATACCCATAGCTCTAAGATCTTCTGCAATTTGCTTGATCTTCATATAAGTATTTTCTGTGTTCTGGTTTCTATAGTTGGCTAAGATATTAATGTAATCAATAACTACTGCGCCTACTTTAATTTGTCGTTCTTCTTCAATCTGACTAACATATGCTTCGATATCAAGTACCGTCGCTTGTGATGTTGGGAATTGTTTTACAAATAAGGAACCAGGTGGGGTAAATCCATCACCTACTGTTTCTAGTTTTCTTTTAATATGATCTTTGTTCTTTGCCTTCTCACCATATTCATTGATTGGAATAGTCAGTAAGTTTGCACCAATACGTTTTACAAATTTATGTGCTGCCATTTCCGCTGTAACAACAACTGTGTTTGTTCCCATTTTTACAAAGTTGGCCGCATCATTTGCCAGATATATTGATTTTCCAATATTCTGTTCACCAGCGTATACTATAAGATTACCACCCTTGTCATATCCACCATTAAGCATTCTATCGATGAAGTTATATCCTGTGCTAACTTTTTCTGTTTCTTTTTGGTCGTGAGAGTCTACGTCAAAGAAATCTAAACCTAAATCAGAATTAAATGATAAATTATTTCTATCGTTAATTAATCCTTTAACTTTAGTAACTATACTATCTACATTGTCTGGTGTAACCTGTGTAGTTTTAATAAATTCTATAGTATCTACTAATGATGTATCAAATGTTCTCCATTTAATCCAAGATTCAGCAGTAGCAGTTAACCAATCTTCATCATATTGATCTAAGTCAACTTGAAATAAAATATCTAATATATTATCTGATATTTTTTGTTTAGCTCTTTCGTTTCGTTGAGTTAATAAAACTAAATTTTCTTTACTAGGTGTTTCGTTATATTTACTATAAAATTGATTGGATATTCTACTCAAGATGTCGATTTCTTCAGAAGTATAAAAACCAGCTTTAATGCTTTGTAAATATTTAGGCTTTTCTAGAGAAAGTCTAAAGAAAATCTTTTCAAAATCTTGTCCGAATTCCATTTATGTTTTTTTGTTATTTATTATTGTATGCGAAATTCACATATTGTTTACCCAAATGGGTTAGTTATTATACTCCAAGATTCTTTGCCTTGATCCGAATTCAATTCTTTAACTAAATCTAACTCCATTAATTCTTTAATAGAGTTAAGTAAATGTTCTTCGCTTGTTTCTGGAAACCTATATGTTTTTAGTGCATGTAAAGTAAAATTACCTTTGTGTCTGTCGGGCATTCTAACACACAATTTAACTTCAGCTAATAATATATCAAATGAAGTTGGATAATCTGGTAAGTCCTTTTCAATGCCTAATACATATTTTATAGGTAACTTATCATCATTAATCTTCATCTGATTCTAATAATGTTTCTAAATCAAGTTCTCTCTCTTCTGTATTGTAATTAAACACATGTTTGATTCTACCTTCAATCTTCTCTAAAACCTCTTGTGTAAATACTTTATCTGTGAAAAATTCTTTGTTTGGTACAGTGTGATCTAAGTGTTTGCATATCCAATTTCTTGAAGTTGCTTTAGGAATCTTCTCACCTTTTTCAATAATACCTTTAGTAATACCAATGTCTTCCCAATCAATGTATTGTTCTAATCCAACATATGCATTCATACCT